CACTGAACCGGTCAGCAACTTCTTTAGTGCCAGCAGCACCTATACCTATGTACTCACCAAGAGTTTGAGAAGCCTCACCATAACGACGAGTCTGCTCCTTGGCCATCATAACACCTCTGTTCTGAGCAATAGCACCTGCACTATCCATAAAGGAACGTGCTTGAGCAATACCTTCACCAGTTATGTTATCAGCAATACCAAGTTCAGCTGGCATGTTCCAGGCACCAGAAATTACAGCCTGGCCCTCTGGACTAACACCTTGCATGGTACTCATGAACTCACCCATAATCTGTTGCTGACTCATACCAATATAGTCAGACGGATTCATAGGTTGCCAATTAGCAAGTTCTGGTACGTTACGTTTAGCCATCAACATTTTAGTATTGATTTCTGAAATAGTCTTACCAGCACCTACCTCACTTCTTAAGGCTGTTTGCATTTCACCAGACCTTGTTAAAGCTCTGTTGATTGCTCCTTCAGATACGTTAGCCTGTTCAAGCATTACACGTTGTCCACGTATGGCACTTGCATCAGCTCCAGTAGCAGCAGCAAATCTTTCTTCATCAATAGCAGACTCTTCTAAGAACTTGTCAGCAATAGCCCCAAGTACTTTACCAACCTTAGTCAGGCCAGCAGAGAACACAAGTAACTTGCCGGTTGTGCCAGCAGCAGAGTTAGATAACTTCTCTAATTCTCTTGCAGCCTTCTCAGCTTTGTCGTGCTCAATATTTTCCTTAAGACCTTCTGCATGAGTTTCATCAGCAGTCATGTGTGAGTACATATCTTGCTTAGCAGCAGCGTTCAATCGTTTACTAGCCAGGTCTTTACGAGCCTTAGCATGTGAAGCTGGTTCAGCAGGTCCAATGAAGTCTATATCATCTATACCCTTCGCTTGAGCCATAGACTCTTTCATTCTTTCACGTTGGTCTTCTTTCTTCATCTGTTCAGCAAATAGAGTACCTTCAGCACCAGATGGTTTGTATGCAGTAGCTACAGGTCCTTGACCTTCACTTGTTCCTAAACTTGTAAGGCGAGCTTCCTCACCAGCAACTTGAGGGACAGCATTTTGCTTGGCAGTATTCCTGCCTTTAATTGTTTTCATCAAAGCTTCTGTGCCTCCTAAAGTTAAACCTTCAGCCTGAGACTTAGCAGCATTTGCTTCAGCTATTAAGAACTCTTGACGTACAGGGTCTGCTTCTATTAAGTGATGTGCAGTTTCATCTGTGTGTTGGTTAAGTGCGAATAAATGTGTCTGTGATTCACCGGTAACAGCCATCTGTAATTGTACTTGGTCATAGTAATCTTCCAGCACTGTGTTGAATGCTTTACCACGTTTGAGTTTGAACTCAGCCAGGCCAGCACTTGCACCTGACTCATCATACAGACGAGCATCAGGAGTAACACCAAAGTTAGATAGGTTGCCTTCACCACGTTCAAAGAAAGCTTCTTGATATTGAAGACCGGCAGGTTTACCTACCTGAGCCATAAAGAACTTACGGACATCACCTTCAAATTCATTGCCTTCTTTAGTGTAAGTATTGCCGATAAAAGATATGTCCTTCGAGTACTTACCAGTATAGTCATAACCTTCGGTAACACCTTTAGCATCCTTCTGTCTCAGTCTTAAATTTACAGCTAACTTATCAGTACCTGAACCGGAGCCAAGAATACCAATAGTAGATGCAGTGAAGTCTACCTGTTTACGTTGAGCCAACCACTGAGCAGAACCCTGTGTTGGAGCACCACGCATACGAGCCATGTACTGACCACGTTCAGAGAATGGGTCAACATTGTCATTAGGAATATAATCTTCAGCAAACTTAGTATAATCTGAAGGTTCACTGACACCATACATGCCACCCTTCTCAGACCCACCAGTTACACCACCTTGTCCATAAGCAGCAGCTAGGTCAGGGTTAAGTAACATATTTTGGTTGAACCCAGCAAATTCATCACCTATCTTTTCAAGGATGATTTGCTCCTCACCAGTACCGCCTTGTCCTTTACCACCACCAGCTACATAGTTGGGGTTCCTGTCTATGTCTTGGATGTATGCTTCATTTTGCATATTACCTATAGCGTTCCAGTCCTCACGAGATTGCTGGTATCCAGAACTACGTTGTAGATTACCGTGAGCCTCATCGGTTGCTGTTAAGGTACTTTGTCGGATGGTTTTCATCGCAGCAAGGTACTCTGTTTGCATCTCGTTAAACTGTTCCTTATCTAGGTCGTATGACTTATAGCCACTTGGGATGTACCGGAAAGTCTCATCTTCGGATTGTCCGTATAACGAACCTCCTGGGCTTATAGCAGCATCGTACTCCAGTTGGGTGAACGGTGTGCCTTGTGTACCTGTACCTCGCCCTATCGTGCTCCTACGTCCTCTGACATGAAGTTCATTAGGGTTAGGCATTCTGTAACGATTACCACCAATACCACCGACAGACTCCATACCGAATTTGATAAGTTCTTCTTCGGCTTTAAGCAGTCGTGTCTCGTAGCCAGCACCAGTTGGAACCAGTGGGTCAATAACTCTTGGAGCGATAGCACGTACAGTTGCATAAGCATCTTTTAGTGCATCTCGGTAAGCTACCTCATGAGCTTCTATACCATACGTGTTACCTTCCTGAGCAGAACCTACGCCTCGGTTCATGTACTTATCAATGCCCTCTTCAGAGAACATGCCTTGAGCTATGCGTAAATCTGATTTGGAATAGGCTGAGGGTGTCTGTGTACGCGTGTTACCGTACTCATCAGTGATTGTTACATTGCCACCTGTCTGAGCTTTAATACGTCTAGCAAAGGCACCTGGGTCCTCTCCAGTTAAGTTTAAGTAATTCTCAGCAGCAATGCGAGATTGAAGAGTACCAAGACCACCACCCATGATTGCTTTAGTTGCAGCCTGGACTCCTTGAGACATTGAGCCTACCCTATGCTCCATCATGCCAGCTGATGACATACCATTAAGGTCTTCACCTTCTATGTTACCATTGATAGCTCTTTCACTTGCAATGGAAGGGTCATTCATATCCAGCCAGTCTTGTCCCATACTAGCTTCTGTGTCGTAATTATCAGAGCTACCATAGCGAGTATCTAACTCTGGTGGTACGTAGTCGTGTCGTCTAGCCATGTGTAACTCCTAAGTTATCCTCCGATTCCCAATTAGGGAGGAGAGGTCGATACCGGTGGCATCATATGTTGTTTTATTTCTATTACCTGATGCATCATCTCAAGGTCATACAAGTTGTAAGTACAGTCTTGTAATTCTTTGAGTGAACACATAGGAGGGTTTACTAGCAGAGGTCTGAGCAAGTACCCGTTTAGTTCTGGATAGATCGAATTGTAATCCAGTACAGAGGGTAACTCATTAGAACTGTCTAAGCTTCTGGGGAGTTCTCCTTTGCTAAACCTGATACGAAAAAATCAGCATACTGTGAATGCACTACGTGAGCGAATATTTCAGCAACTGTTTTCAGGTCATCTGCGAACATTGTATTGATTGTACTAGGGTCTATCTTCTCTCCAGCTATACGAGCTTGGCAGACAAAGTGTTCCACTAGGTTAGCAGCTTCTTTAGGTTCTGATGATTCTGCTATTGCAAATATCACAGAGGCCACGTTAAGCTCTGATATGTCGATGACTCGTGTTGTACCTAAGTACTTACCAGCCATTGTTAAATTTTCTAAAGCCACGTTAACGGGCCATGCGGGAATGAATATCTCTCTGCCGTCTTTTATCTTTGCTGTATATCCAGCCATGTTATTCTCCTATTAAATTAAGAAGCCCATCCTCCGACGAAGGAGGACAGGCTATCTATTGTTTACTTACGCACCGAAGTTAGCTGCATCATCACCGTCATTACGAGTGAAGACAACTTTCTCAAATGTTACTACCCATGTTACTGTGTTCATGGTTTGACCACGAGACATAGCTGGCATTGCAAGTATGACACCATTGGTCATCACTGCTTCATCCTTACCCATGTTATCGGTAAGTTTAGCCTGTATAGGGAAGATTAAAGCACCATCGGCATCAGCCTGGGCTTGGAAGTAGTTTGCGTAGTCCTGAAGAAGTTTATTCTCAGGCGCATTCATAAGTACTGGGAACACTAAGTCACCGGCACGAATACGTTGCATTGATACTACCATGTCACCGTAAGCTCCGAACTGAGTCGAAGCGATAGGTGCTTTACGCATTACGTTAATCAGGTTCTCACCTGTAGCAAAACCTTGTACCTTGGCACTGGTGTAGTCACCAGCAGCGTCTGGAATTTCCAGAGTAAGGTCAACATTTGCAAAACTATATTGATACATATTAGCTCCTCGCTAAGGCCAGCCCGAAGGCTGACCAAGATTAATTACTCTGAGAAAGAACCAGATACGGCTACTTCATGTAACGCACCAGCACCAACCATCTTAAAGGACAGGCCTTTGTAGACACGATTACCCTTATCACCAGATGGCACATCAGCCAAAGCAACAGACTCGATGATGTAACCTTCAGGAAGGTAAGTACCATCAGGTAAGAAACCTGGACCAGCTAAACCATTACGTACAGCTGCCTGTAGTGAACGGTCAAGAACAGCAACAGTGATGTTGATGCCTGTCTGTGTGAAAGGTATTTTAGTGCTTGACTGATACAGTAAGTTGAACAGGTCAACTTCACAGCGGTTCTCAAGCCACATCAGACCATGAGTAGTATCCAGCCAAGAGCCAGATGCCATACGTGAATCTGTGTAAGCATTAACAGTCTTACCAATCTGTACAACAGCAGAAGCATTCTTACTACGCAATACAGCAAACTCAGCAGGAGTCAAGTTCTCAGCAGTAATGCCAGGAGCTGTCTTCAAGTTCAATGTAATGGTAGAACCAATAGCAGAGAAGTTAACTGAAGCTGCACGACCAAAGATAGAAGCCGATGGGTACAAGTTATAGTTTGAACAGAAAGTTGTAAGGCTATAACGTAGTGAAGCTGACATAAGCTGTGAAGCAACGTCAGTAGTAATAGCACTGTTTAGTGTAGCTGTAGCATTAGTAGTATTACAGAAGATACGCTTGTCTGCTTCCGCAAAGGTTGCAATTTCTAATGTGTTAGTTCCTACATTACCACCAGTTACATCACGCATTGCTTTGTGTGTTACCAGACCTACATAGTCAATACCTTTCACAGTAACTGCTGTCAAAGAATCTACAGCTGTTTCCGCATCAATACCATTACTAATAGCAGCTTGATAAGATGCAAAGCCAAGAGCTTCTGCAACATCACCGGCAGCAAATGTAATGGTACTAGCAACACCAGCAGTTGGTGAAGTGATAGTAAAACCGTATGCACCATAAGTACAAGTAGAGCCAGGTAAGTCTGCTACCAGAGAAGCTTCTACCACATTAGCTATTAAGTCTAGTGTAGTGGCACCTGATAAGTCTACCGCTGTATCAGATATAGGCACTCCATCTATCTCAAGTGTAAGTACACCAGACCCGTTAATCGAGACTAACTCTTCAAGAGTGTCATGACTACCACCAACCAGTGTAGCAGCTTGTACAGTATCGTAGCTCATAAGAACTACAAAGTCTGTAGGTGTAGGTGTTTGTGCATAGAACGAAGTAGCTGCCTTCATTACTTCTGAGTCAGCTGGCCAGTCACCGGCAACACTTGCAAGGCTTGTATAAGCACGAGCACGTTCTGCTGATAAGATAGCATTAGTAGCTGTGTCAGAAGACAGTGTAAGGAAACCAAGTATACCGAAGTTACCACCTTGTACTCCAACCGGAGATACTGAGATGGATACATCAGCGAATTCAGTAATTTCAATCGCCATAATTGTTCCTATTATAAATTGTTAATATCAAAATCGAGAAGGATAGTATCTAACTGCTCAGTAATGAACTCACCAGACACTTGTAGTGTTGTGATGTTATCAACTACTTCCTCGAAAACTCTTGTCACATATAATTCGATTGAGAAACCATTACGGGCTTCCCACTCTTTTTCCAGCTTAGCATCCTCATTAGATATAGGATGACAGCTTATAAAACCATAGCCAGTACTCTTCATGAGTTCTTTCATAGCTTCAGAAGTCCAACCATGCATTATCTGCGTGGACGGTACTCCATCAGTGTCAACTACACCAACTCTGAAACGTAACCTTGCAGGACTAAAAGTTCTGTAGGTTGTTGTGTCATTGGTCTGTTCTTTAATCCTTTGATTAGGAATACCTATTTGGTACTCTTCTAAAAGTCTTATATGAGCAAACACATCTGCTGGCTTGGTAGCGTTATTCTGTCTAGCTGGATATGAAAATTTAGGGATACCAACCATTTGGTCGATATATAATTGTAGTGCTTTTACGTCAGCTCTCATGGTTTCCAGTTCTCCGATTTCTCAAGGATGTATGAGTGGAACCCGAAAGGGCTCTCGTCAGACTCTTGCAGTACATTAAAGTACTTGCCTTGGTATCCTATTTTGTCTTCAGGTTCTAGTGAGTATTTGTTTGTGACATACAAACCTCTATAGTCAGCGAACCTTGTACCACCATCTTCTACAATTCTTGCGATGCCTTCCTCGAACTGAGAGAACTTGTTACCAGCCACGACCCTACCATAAATGGTGGACTTCTTGACTGTACCCTCTACCCAATTGTTGTCTGCATCATATGAGCCAGTACCTACTTGGTATCGAGTAAGTGAGACTAAGAACTTTGCATTGAAAGCTCTTTGCATTTGCATAGCCATAACTACCTCCTCATACTGCGTAGATTCCTACGGTTATAATTCTACGATAGCCCCAGTAACGCTTGCCATAAACAGTAGTGAGTAGCTCATCCATGTTAGGATGCACATCAGCTACTGCCTGTTCAATCATTACGTCATCAACTTCCTGTTTACGTATAGGCGCAAGAGCACCGGTATCACCAGTCTCGGAAGACATGGATACAGTAATCAAGTGAGCTGCAAAGTAAACATGGGCTACATCATAAAAGTCTAGCCACTTGTTAGGACTATCCATGAGCAGAGCAGCATCATCCAGGAACAACTGAATTCTATCGTCATCTACTTCACAGAACTCAGGAAACCTGAGATTGAAATTTGCTACATCTGCCATGATTAGTTACCTTATGTTATTTCTTTGGAGCTTCCTTTGCAGGAGCCTTAGCTACAGGAGCTTCCTTTGCAGGAGCCTTAGCTACAGGAGCTTCCTTTGCAGGAGCCTCTTTAGCTTTGTTATCAGCGATTAACTTCTCAGCTGCTGCAAGAGCTTCAACACGAGCAGCTTCTACTTCTTCATCAGAAAGAGCAGGAGCTTTTGTGATTTCGAGATTACCACATTCAAGGTCAATCTTAGCAGGGGCAACAAAAGGTTTCCACTCAGCATCCGTTAGTTCCAGTGTAGCACCGGCTGGGATTGTAATGTAGCCTGGAGCACTTGCACCTGCACCACTATACTGTGCCTGTACCTTAATGTTAAATTCTTTGTTGTTACGTATTCTCATTGTGTTCTCCGTTATGGAAGAGCAGGACCTAGCCTACCTTCCTTTATTAATTTTACGTTCTCATCAATTCTGATAAGGGTCTCACTCATTGTGATTACTTTTTCGTTTATGATAACCTGTTGTGAGTGTAGTACTGCATCAACAGCTTGGGCTTTTCTGACCTCGAATACTTCTACGTGCATGAATAAATATCCAACACATAGAAGTACTACAACTCCTTCTAGAGGTCGAGTAAAGACCAGCTTGATAAAATCAAACATGGCCTTACTCCCAAACTTAGATACCGAACCAGTGCTGAACAGCTGCTGGACGAATCATCTCTAAGCCACCGAAGCGACCATAACAGTTGATTTCAAATTCCAGACCTTTGTACTGAACAGGTAAGTGAACATATGGGAACGGCTCACGTACACGCATGTTATCAATGCTTGCGTTTAGTACAGTGAAGCCATTACCTTCGCCACCAGCTTCTACGAAAGTCTTATCAGACTTGTAGATACCATCAAGTTCATTGATGTCTTTGAACTGGTCAGCTGATGTAATGAACATGTTGTTCTTCAGGAACCAATCCATGATAGATGTATCAGAGATTTCTGAACGAGGAGTGTTCATCAAGTACTGCTTCTTCTCAACAGAGATTAAGATAGTATCAGGACGGAACAATTTCTTGGTGTCAGCGTACATTTGAGCACAAGCACTTGTAAGGTCAGCGATGATTTCGTTA